TACTCTCCCCAAAGGACAATTCCCTCGGGACACCGCCAATAGTGCAACCGCCGTGCCCGTTTCTGCAAACCATTGGAAACATGGGACATCTGGCACTTGACCTAATTGGCATGGGGCGAATCGGGGCTCACTTTCGCTTGGGGTTTCGCCTGTTTTCCCTACGTTTTGGTAGGACGGAAGATACAGGAATGTAGGGACTCACGGCGAAATGGCAGGTAAGCTATTGATAGATAGGGAGTTATCCGATTCAGACGGGAATGTAGGGGATTCGTGCAGGTTCTATACCATGCACAGGGTAAGCTATTGAATCTAAAGGAGTTATCTGATTCCTACTAGATTGTAGGACTCTGGAGTGACCCTCAACTCCCGCTCTGTCATCCTCTGTCATATAAACGACCATCACCATAGGACTCTATAGGACAGGGGGGCCCCCTCTGGGACTCTACCACCACCCCCACCCCGAGTGGGGTCCCTGAAAGTAAAATTTTATCGAATATTGAACGGCTGAGCTAGCTTTTCCCCCAATCCCACTTCAAATCCAGCCCGGAATACCCTAAATCCGGGTCATTCCAGCTCAAAATCTTGCTCTAGAGCCCTTTTTTAGGGTTAAAACCATGTATTTTGCCCTTTCGCCAGAGATTCTCTTGACAACCACCCAAATCCGTGCTAGAATCCTTCTTGTTTGAGGATTCGTGAATGATAATTCTGCTTCCAATCATCGTTATCTTCTGGTTCGTGACCCTGCCTTTGATGCGAAAGTCTATCGAAGGTCGTTGACTTTCCTTCAAATCCATGCTATAATGTAATTGGAGACGTAAATTACACAATAATTAGCTCCAAATCTCACCACTTGCCGCTCTACAGCCGAGCCTGTCTTCCCCCTCCTTCCACAGGTCATCGAGCGTAGCCAAACTGGGGCCACGGTCCAATTACCACAAGCGGCGACCGTCCACCTTTACTCCCTTGTCTCCTGATCACCTTCTAGAATTCGATAGATTCCTTTGGAACCAACGCGAACGCCTCTCGTCAAGCCCAATCCGCCGAAAGGCCACGATCCAGAACTCTGCAGATGCCGAGTCTGTAAAAAGATCCGATGGGTTGAGCGAGCTTCCGTGGCAGTCGGCCCACTTCCGGGGATTGAAGAAGCCCTCAATGGAAGCTCAGGAGGAGATGGCCTGGAATCTGGAGAAGAGACAGCGAAAGTAGAGTCCCCAGCAGACAAGCCCTTCATTGTCAGGCGCGGCGAAGTCGGGATTAAGGCAGTTGTCGCGCAGTGGGTAGCCCTAAACGCTATCGAGCCTGGAATCACGAACGAAGAGATTGCCACGCGCCTGGGCATAACTCCCAAGACCCTCACCCAATACATCTATAAAGCGGCTAAGAAGGGCTTGATCCAGTTCGAAGATCCGATGGCCCAGCTCGAATACAAGATCATCCCCTCCACGATGGACAAGCTTCAGGTCCTGATTGATTCGGGGAATGAGAAGGCCATTATCGAGACTGCAAAGGGCACGATCTTCCCGGTCTTCCGCGAATCGAAGGGTGTGAAAGAGGCTGCTCAGACGGTTCTGGCGCTAAAAGTTGAAATGCCATCCGGCGAACAAAAGACGTTCGCCGGATCTATCGTCGGCAAGCCCAAGGTTCCCTCCAAGGATTAGAAATATGCCGGTTAAGGAATATTACAAGGGCAGTGGCTCTAAGGTCATGAAGTCCATGAAAGAACGCTATGGTAAAGAGCGTGGAGAGCGTATCTTCTATGCAACTGCCAAAGAGAAGGGGATGGAACCGGAGCGTAAAAGTAAGAAGGCCCTGGATGGTCTGAAGAAGGCCCACAAGCGATAGGTTCAAGATGTCCCTTAAATCCAAGCTCGAACTCGATAAGGAAGATGAGGCAGAGGCTGTGATGAACTATGGGAAGCGGAAGTTCCAGACCTCCGATCCCAAGCTCTCTTCCATGCTGGGCGGGATTCAGAAGCAGGAAAAGGGCCATCATCGCAAGCTCACCAAGGCAATTGAAGGGCTAAAGAAGGTTAGAGGTTAGATAGAAAATGGCAAAGCTACCGCAGCGCGAGGGTAGGCCCTCTCTCGATATCTCCCCCGAAGATTCCATTCCGGATACGGCAGGATGGGCTGAGAAGTTCACCGACCCGATGAATCCCCTGAATAAGGCGGTTCCGGAACGGAAGGAAGCTCCCGAGCCTAATGGCTGGGTTCACGAGTCTGGGATTGGCACGAAGTATTCGGTCGATCTCGATTCAGATAACGACGCAGACTAAGGATACATAGACTATGGCAAAGACATTCCCTGAGAAGGTCTCCCCGGTGGGCCCTCCGAACAACGATAAGATCCCAACTCCAAAGAAGCCCCAGCCCCAGCCTTCCTTTGGGAGGCCCTAATGGCTACTCCAAAGTCCTTCCCGGAACCTGTCCATACCAAGCACATCCCGGATGGAGAAGGTTCGGCTCCCAGCTACATCCGCAACTCTGAGAACACCGATTGTGGTCACGAATCTCACGATGACCGGATGCCCCATCCCTTCCGTGATAGTTTCGCCCCGAACTCTGAATCGGGTGAGGGCCTGAACGAATAGACCTGAGGTCTCACCATTCCTAAGTGGATATCCCTACCATCCGAGCCACTCATTGCCCAGCCCTCTCAGCAGGCCTTCCTTGAAGCTAGGAAAGCTCGCTGGTGTGAAACCTGTGATGGTGAGTATCAGGTTAGGATGGCACCAGTTCCAGATGCGACCTGCCCCGTTTGTGGCCATCCCGGTAAGCGCCTTTACGACCGCCTCACGATCATTGCGGGACGACGTTTCGGTAAGACTAGAATTGGGGCTATTGCGGCAGTAGAGGAGGCGTGTATTCCGGGCTCGATTGTCTGGTGTTGCGCCCCTACCAACCCAAAGCTCCATCGATATGTGATACCGGCAATCCAGCAGATTGTGCCGGAGAGTTGGGTTCAGAGCTGGTCTACTGAGTTCAACGATCTGAGGTTGAAAAATGGATCTCTCATCCACTTCCAGACTCTTGAAGATCCCGACCAGGGCCGAGGTCAGGGACTTGACGGGCTGTGGATTGACGAAGTTTGTGAGCTTACCAAAAAGCACTGGGAAGTCATCAGACCATCTCTCGCTGGTGATACCGTGGCGTTCTTCACAACTTCTCCCAGAGGATTCGACTGGGTCTACGACGAACTTTACAAACCAGCCGAGGATAGCCTCCCAGGCTACTGGGCCTGCCTCGCTAAAACTTCTGAATCCGCCAACCCACGCATCTCTGAAGAGTTCCTAGCGCGGGAACGCACACAGATGTCCGATACGATGTATCGGCAGGAATATGAAGCAGACTTTGTAACCTTCACCGGCTCGGTCTACGGGGACTTCCTAGGCGAGCAACATATCCTCAGATCCATTGACCAGATTAGGAAGGTCCTCCCGAGCTGGCCAGATGTCTCAGGCTACCCCACCCTAGTTGGTATCGATACTGGTGCTGATCACCCTTTCGGAGCCCTGAAGATCGTCTCTACTCCCTCTGGGTTGGTGGTGGTTGGAGAATATCTGGAGCGGGACAAGTCCTTTGTAGAGCATGCCAACGCGATCAAGAGGCTTGCAGGTTCTTACAGCCCCAAGTATGCAATCAACAAGAATGAACGTCAGGGGATGATTGAGTTAGCTCAACACGGCATCATATGCCAGCCTGCAATTAATGATCAGGTTGCAGGAATTGAGCGTGTCAAGAGCTGGCTCCACTCAGGAGGACTCCTCTTCGTAGAACCTGCTTGCCCCAAGACCCTACGACAGCTCAAGGCCTATCGATGGGCGGAAAACACCTCTCCTAAGGATGGCAGCTCTCGGAAAGAGAGGGTCTTTAAGAAGGATGATGAACTTCCAGACTGCCTCCGCTACGCCCTAATGACGTGGCCAGTCCTTCCCCAGGCCAGGGTCGTTGACACCACCCGCGACATCTCCAAACTTCCTGAGGAAGTCCAGGGGGTGATCACCAGAATGCGTAGAATCGACAACCCCAGGGAAACTCCCAAACCCGACGAGATTACTGGGGACTTCTGGCTCTAGCTTAAAAAATCAAAATGACTCTCATCGAGTTCACCTTCTGGTTCCTGTTCTCCCTCCACTATCTAAAGGTCCTTTTGAAGCATGAGTACAACAGCAACTAGAACCACGCTCATAACCTTTACTGGCGATGTTACAGTCACCGAAACTATCTCAGCAGCCTCGAATGCCTCCTCGCCTGGAACTCTGGAAATCAAGACCCGCTCCTCGGGAGCGAATACCATCACTCTCCCCACAGGTGGGTCCACTGTTGTCTCTTGCACCATCGTTCCACCCTCTGGAAACACTGTCTCCCTCACCATTAAGGGCATCTCAGGAGATACGGGCTTCCGCCTCCATAACACCGATCCCACTACCCTCACCTTCTACTCCACCGTTTCAACATTTGTAATCACCACCGACAACACCTGCACAGGTGTCCGGTTCTACTGGACCTAATTCGATTCGAATCGGGATATAGCAAACAATGTGGGTTCCTTCCAAAGTTCTCGACTGGTTCCAAATCTCTAAAGACTCTGTAGACGAGTTGCGTGCAGAGGTTGCCTCTCTCAAGGTCGAACGAGACCTACTCAAGTCCCAGCTCACTGTAGTCAATACCAACTTCGATTGGCTCCGGATGAAGGTGAACACCCTCGAAATGGAGCGTGTAGGCCTGATGGAGAAGGCCTACAACATCAAGCTCCCAGCGCCCGAGATCCTTCGACAGTCCCAGCCCGACCCCAGCTTCAATCCCAAGGACTTCTCCCTCGAAGATATGGGGGAGGATCTAGCTAGAAAGCTTGGGTTCCCCGTTTACGACGACAAAAACTCCAACTA